GAACCGAGAACAACAACTACGCAGTGTCTTTGCTCCGTTCTCGCTGGAGCATATTGCCGACCTGTGGCAAAAAGCCCTTCTACTTTTGTGCCCGGACGCCGACGGCTATGTGCTTGAGGACGGCGAGCGTCGCAACATTGAGTTGGGCGTTGAGCAGCTGCAGCAGGCCTGGGACAACGCAGATACCATCTACAGGAGCACTGCTACCGCCGTGGAGCGTTACGATGACATCTTCCGAACTAATGGAGAGATGAAGAAAACTCTGCGCGAGATCAGCGAACAGCATGCTGCCGCCCTTGAGGCGATGAAGAAGGATCGGCTGCAGAATCTGAAACATCAAACACAAAAATGAAAATCGGACTTATAGACGCAGACCTGATGTGGCAGAAGAGAGCCAACGGACGACGATACGGCAAGCAGAAGGCCGACGTCTTCCCCAACCTCGCCATCATGAAGCTCTCGGCGTGGCACAAGCAGCAGGGCGACAGCGTGGAGTGGTACAACGGCGTGGAACACTACGACCGCGTGTACGTCTCCAAGGTGTTTTCGACCACGCCCGAGCGCACCGACATCATCAATGCCACCGAAGTCGTCCGAGGCGGCAGCGGCTACGCCATCCGGTTGGTGGACGGACACGAGGTGTGGAGCGGCGAAGATCATCCCCTGCCCTACGACGTGGAGCACATCATGCCCGACTACGGCCTCTACCCGATGGTGAAGGACACGGCCTTCGGTTTCCTCAGTCGTGGATGCCCGCGAGGCTGCCCGTTCTGCCACGTTGCAGCCAAGGAGGGACGCCGGGCCTATAAGGTGGCCGACCTCTCGGAATGGTGGGGCGGACAGCGAAACATCTGCCTGTGCGACCCGAACATTTTAGCGTGCCGTGAATGGCGTGATCTGTTGCAACAGCTTGCCGACTCCAAGGCGCGAGTTGACATCAACCAGGGCATGGACGCACGGCTGCTGACGGTTGAGAAGGTGGAGATGCTGAACCGCATCAACCTTTCGACCATTCACTTCGCTTGGGATGACTACCGTCAGAAGGACGCCGTGCTCAGAGCCTTGCAATGCTTTGCTGAGAACTTCCGGCGCAAGTTAGACCGGGGACATTTCGCCCAGGTTTTCGTGCTGACCAACTTCGACACCACACCGGAGCAAGACCTGGAACGCATCTACACACTACGCGACATGGGCTTTGAGCCTTACGTCATGGTGTACGACAAGCAACACGCAGCGCCCTTCTACAAGTCGCTCCAGCGCTGGGTGAATATGCGGGCCATCTTCCACAGGATCTCCACCTTCGAGGAATATGACAAAGGTTTGGCAAAGGAATAAACAGCGAATTACACGAATTGAACGAATATGACCTACCGACAAGTAAAGAGCGTGCCAGGACTGGAGGTGACTGCCGACGCGGAGTTCCGATACAAGGGTAAGCCGAAGAAGGTTATCTACTGCACGACCGTGAACGGACGAAAGGCAACGGCTCGCATGATGATAATGATTCAGGGCAAGAGCCACTACTGGCAGGCGGCTAAGTTGGTGGCAGAAGCATGGAAGTTTGGTTATGAGGATGGCGACTACATCACATACAAGGACGGTGACATTCACAACCTCAGAGCCGACAACCTGATACTTGACGATAAGAAAGGCTATTGGCAGTACATGCAGCGCAACAGCGGATTCAAGGCTGACAGCATCGAAGAACGGAAAAGGAAGCTCCAACTGGTAGCAGACGAGGCACTCATGACAAAACACTACTTCGAGACGTTGAAGATGGACGAGATAAACCGACACGTCACCGACTATCTCTACAAGTGCCTGATGCAATATGCCATCAACACGCTTCACCTCGGAGAGAAGCCATCGCTTGAAGCCGTGCCGGATGCTATTGCCCGAATGTACGAGTGCATTATGAATGGCATGTGCCTATACAACTACGAGCGATATTGCAAGAAGCTGCTGCTGAACTATAAGAAGACAGGAAATTTCGGCATGACGGGCAACGTTCCGAAGCCGATTAAAATAGAAGTTGAACAATTAAATCTTGATTGCCTATGGGAAAGGTACAAAGTAACATCCAAACGCAAATGAGTACACGCAGGAGCTTCGCGCTTCCTGCGTGGAACCCTGAACCGGCGGGGCAACCCGTCGGTCGGGCCATTCAACTTCACAAAAAAAAGACTATGGACAGTATATTAGACGATCCTCAATACAAACAGCGCTGGGCGATGTACGAGTCATCCCTACAGACAGGCTTGCCCATCGTGAGCCGTGAGACGTGCGCCATCATTTGCGCCATGTTGATGGTGTGGGGCAATGATGAACGCTTTACGCATCATCATCGGCTTGTGTGTGAACTTCAATACGCTCAGAAGCGGTTCAAGATAGAAGGCTCAGAATCACCCGACCCAGAATTTGCCGCTTTGCTCCAGTCGTATGTCAGTCAGCTTGAACTCATGCAACAGCGTGAAGACAGAGTGCCCGACCATATCGACCACCTCTTCCAGGAGCGGTACGGGTTTCATTTCAACAAAGAGTAGCAGACAGGCTATGCTCCTTCTCCGGCGACGGTCTCCACGGTGCCAGTCTTTGAGTTGTCGAGCGTAGTCAATGTCTGCTGCGCAATGATGAATGTAGCGTGCTCATCCCATCGGTTGAACCTCGCAATAGTGTTGAGGAAGTTCAGATAGAGCCTCTGCTTCACATTGAGCTGTTGTTGCTTGAGCAGGTGCATCTCCCGAAGCGCCGTGCCGCCGTTGGAGGCGGATACCATCGGCACGCCCACAAGACGGGGATCGACGCCCAGTGCCAGGAAGATGGGCGATGTGCTGAGTTCCAACTCGTTCTTGCCGGCCGTCACTTCGTCGTTCTTAGCGTCGGCCACATCGACCACCTCCACGTTGTAGTGATCTTTGCCGTCCTGTCCCATCCACTTGAACTGACGCATCATCTTGCCGTGGTTGTCGCGATGCCTCAGGAAGTCCTCTACATTGCTGTCCAATTCGTCAATGAACGCCTGCTGTGCTTTCTCGTCGCCCGCAAGGCCTTTGTCCGCAAACACCATGTTGAGGTAGTCCAGCGAGATGTAAAGGATCCTGCCCCACGACGTCGAGTTCTCGCGTTGCTTGTACTTGTCGTAGAGGATGGTCGAAGCAAAGTCAAAAGCCTTGCTGGAGAATACGCTCCACCATGCCGGCTGGGGATAGTAAGGCTTCTGACCGCTCGGATAAAACGTAGGACAAACGACCCACATGGGACGGTTTTTGATGGCAGTGCGCTGGTTTTTCTCCACGATGTAGCGCAGGTCGGCCAGCAGGTGCTGTGGCATGGCGGCCGGATACATGGCATACTTGGCAGCCTCAGGCGATGTGACGGTGGTTCTCCCCACGCCCTTGGTGCGCCACGAGTCGCTGAAGTACACGTTGTTGATATAGCGATGCTCGTTCATCACCGAGAGCCTTGTGCTGTGGGCCGGCAGCATATCGCAGCGCACAATCCGTGCGTTCCAACTGCCCTTTCGCCCTTTGTTGAACCCTACGGTCGGGAAGTAGATGTCGAGCATTACATCGTCTTGCATACATTGCGAGAGGTGCAGGTTGAGATTGTTGTTCTCCAAAAACTCTTTTGCACCGGGAATGTGTGTCTCTCCTCCGAGTTCATCCTTCTCGTCGTAGCCGTTCCACGTGCTTTTCCACGCAACAAGCGCTTCGCGGGCATGGCGCAATGCGGAACTTTCGTTGGTTTGAGATTGGAGGCCTGGGATTTGAGGGCCGTCACCCGACCCCATAGCCATGTCTCCTGACTCCTGATGCTCCTCCGCCTCCAACTTTTCGACCGTCTCGCGCAGGATTTCTCCGGCATATTCGTATTCCACCATCTTTCCGTCGGCAAAGCGGTACATCAGCTTCGGCCCCAGTCCTGCCGTCAGGTCGGCAATGTATTTCAGCGGAGACGCCGTGTAGGGCAGCGCCTGTGCCAGCGGCGGGATGACAGAAGGCACGTTGTCGCCCGCACCCCACTTAACGTAACCGGGCCCCAGGTCATTGCCGTCTTTGTCCTGAATCTTGTTGGGGGTATTCGAGCGACTGTCGAACAGCCACGCCACAGAGTTAATCGGGCCCGTGCACCATCCTCCGTTGATCATGTTGCCGGCCATGCTGTCCGTCACGCCTTTCGACGGATCCGTGTCGCCCAGGGTGAAGGTGCGCACCGGTCCGGGTTTCAAGGCGTCAATGGCCACAAAGCCGCGTTGGGTCAGCTCTTTGTGCAGTTTCGTAAAATCGCTCTTTGTCTTGACATGATGGACGGGGATATTCTTATTCTTTGCCATACGTTTTACTGTTTTATTTTCGCCCGAAAGATACTGCATTTTTTGCCTGCCGTCAAGGGCGCACTATATCGGCGCCACCAGATTCCGGTATCGGCCAACAAGTGCGCCGCCCATCGTCCCAGCTCCTTTTACGCCACGATACTTCACGCCGATGACCAAGTCGTCAAAGGCGTCGGTGATGTCGGTGCGCATGCGTGGATCGCCGCCCATACTCTCTTCGTCTGTGGCTTTGAGCTTCTCTCGGCTCTTGTCTTTCTTGAAAGTGCCTGGCACTATGCCGGCGGATTCCAGAGCAGGAATAAGATAGGTGTTGCGGCCGGCGTCGGTGCAGATCCTTATCTTGGGCGTCTGTGCGCCAGACATCAGGTCGGCCATCAACTGGAACTTCACGGCGTGAGTCAGTGCCGCGCCGACATCGACGGGCGTCACCTTGAAGCCCAGGTCGCTCAACTCCTGTGCCACAACGCGGTCGAAGCGGTTGTCGTCGGCGCCCTCCACGGCATAGGCTGTGGCCGCGCCCTGTTTCACAGTGGCCGTGAAGTAGAGCCGCACTTCCTTGCATCCCCGCATGAGGAACGGCTTATAGATGCGGGCGAAGTTGCGACAAAGCGCACGCAGTTTCTGTTCGTTCATCACGAAGATAGAACGCTGTATCAGCAGTTCGTCGCCTCTCAGCTGCCCGATGACGAAGCACGAGAGGTTTGCGTTGGCGTCGAAGGCGAACAACAGAGGGCTCTTCCAGTCGATGTCCATATCGTATTCGCAGGTGTCTTCTTCGCCGATGCGCCCCAGCTCGTCGATGTCGAGCTGCTCGGTCTCGTAGCGTGTTGGATAACGCTGTGCGTCCAGGGCAACACCCTTCTTCTTCACCGTGAGCTTGTCGGCGAGCATGGAGTAGCTGTCGCTGTATTCCCGGCTGTACTGCTCTTCCGTGTAGCCGTGGACATTTTCGATGTCGAGATTGCAGTAGAATCCGTCGCGTGCCGCGCCTTTCTCGGCGCCCAACACCATCAGCGAGAAGAGTAG